GTTCCCTTCTGCATCTCAAGTTGCTGATGCCTGAAAAGACGGTTCTCTTCCAGTTGCCGATTGTACCTGTCATCCTGGCGCACTGCCATTTCCTTCTGGAATTGAAGGGCTTTGGTCTGTGCGTAGGCTTGAACCAGGTTATCTAAAAATGCGACTGTTGCTGACTGAGGCATGATAATCTCCTATGCTCCCATAGCGGCGAGTCTCAATATCGTTCCTATGGTGGCGCCGGTTTCATAACCTTGCTGTTGTTTTAGTTCACCTTTGAGCAGGTCGGCTTCGGCTTTGAGCATGGGCGTCTGGGATTGCAAGTTCATAAAGTTCTGTAGATTACCCAAGCGGCTGATGGCGAAACCTCGTTTAGCCTCTCCCACTTGTCTGTATCCAGCGGAACCCCCTGAGAGCCGCGCCTGGGCCTCCGAGAGCAGTCCTCCGCCTATGGCTTGCCCGGAGACTACATTTTGCGTCCCTGGGGCACTGAGGCCCTGGAATTGGCCTCTCCATTCCCGTTGCCTGCCCTGCTCGAACCTTTTGGCCTGGCCGATAAACCTCGAAGCCAGGTTTTCAGGAAAGAGATTCTTCTTCAGGTTTTCATAAAGGGCGGTTTCCAGGTTCTCGCCCGCCGGGGTCATTCGGGTTTCCGTAGAGGGTTTGTAGTCGGGACCCTTCATTAGACCCATGAAAGTTGTATCTTCTAAGAAATTTCCCATGGTGGGGTGTCCTAATAACGGGTGTGACTGAAGTTTGATGCGTAGGTTTGTTCTGGACTACCGTAAACGGCTCCGGGATTATCGAAGGTCATTCCCTGCGACCCCCCCGACGAACCGAACATACTTCGCGTTGTATTGGGATCGCCGTATGAATTGTTGTTTTGTCCGTAATACTCAAAAGGCGTATTGGTTTGCGAACCGGACTTCCAGCTTCCCATGACGGTTCCCGCCGCCCCGCCTGCACCGCCCATAAGTCCCGACTCGAAATCAGGAGCAAATGCCCTTCTGTACATAGACTCGTTGTACGCGGAGGTAATTCCGCCGGCCAGTTTCTTTTCGGCCCCTACGGCACCAAACGCCGCCTGTGTCGCAGCGTCAATATCAGCGAAGTTCTGCATGGCGTAGTCGTTCTGAGCGCCTTCCCATTGGCGACCATATTCAGCCTCCGATGACTTTCTGAGAAAGTCTTGAACGCCCACGTCTTCTCGCTGAATGTTCCTGGCCAGGAATCCAGGTAATTCGCCCTGAAAGTTCAGGTAAGAATCGCTCAGAGAAGCCAAAGTGTCTCTGAGACTTCTTGCGTTGACTTCAGGGGTGAGTCCCCTTCCCTGTAATCCCGATGTAATCGCGGGATAAAGTTGGCCCTGGAACTCCTCCGCTCGAGGGTCTAATTGTGGCGTCGGGGGCCGTTTGGGCATGTCATCGCCGTATCCGAAGGTTTCAGCTAAATATCCCATATTAGTATCCTATCGCAAACCAATCAATGCTTAGACTTGTGGCATTGCCGCTACTGACGACGAAGTTGGCTGCGGCTTTTGAGATAAGTACGGGTGCGTAATGAATATTCCATGCACTGTCATTCAGAGAAACAATCACGCGCGTACATGCAGTAGGGAAAGCTACAGCGAATGTCACTGTTAGGTCAGAACCTAAATATGTAGCGTTTCCCTGTTTTTCAATTCGTCCATTGGTGAACGTGACACTTTCTTCGGCGGCGTAACTGGTCGGAGATATAGTCGTTGCCCCTACCGCAGCTTGAATAGTATTAGTTACGTAATCCTTAACGGCGCTCTGAGAAGGAAGTCGCGTATCAGAATCAGCCGCCAGGGTATCGTCGGTATCCACGACGTTGGCCGCAAACTGAGTCGTCGTCAGGCCGGAGATTCTTGCCAGAGGAACGGAGTTCGAGGTCAGATTCGCAGCATCCAAGCCGTTGATTGCCGTCAGGATGTCGGTGAAGTTCTGATTGACCTGAGACGCGACGGCGGTTGTGCCTGCGGTAAATGAATTAGTAATCGTGTAAGTTGTTGCCATAGAAAATTCCTAAGCCGGACTGGGTAATTCTTTATAATAGAGTTTACCCATAATGAGTTTTGTGTCCTGAGAGTTCTGTGATTCCAGGGTTAGTTTAGCATTTCGCCCCTTGCCGCCTTTCCCCAGTTGTTTATGTGCGCTTTGAAAAGCCGTTCCAGATTCCCATGCGGTTTCGCCCCAGTTGAAACTTCCCCACGTGCCCTCGTTCCAAACGAGCCAGGTAGAATCCGTTGGCAGGGTTCCCGAACCGAGCGTGAAGGTTTTGCCGCGTTCGTATTCGGTGTTATTGAAAGATAATGTTGCGACGATTGAGACCCCGGAACTTTCGACGGCAAGACTGAGGGAATTGATAACCTTATCTGCCCATTCTTGACCGAAATGCAGGTCCCCGGTGGCAAGTTGGCTGGTAAGATTATATGAAGTCCCTGCGGTGTATTCGGTTTTGGAATGGTAGTCTGCGGTTCCCGCGAAGTCGTGCTCCATGACGTACTTATTGGCGTGGTCGGCGGAATAGAGGGTGCGGTCGAACGATTGCAAGTCGTTCGCGGACCAGTCCATAAGCGACCAAGCGCCAGTAAGACCTTGCTGTAAAAGTCGTGTGCCATGTTTTACGTCCCAGACTAAAGTTGAAGTATTGTGGGTTTGGTTCGTACCCGTGAAGGATAGATAATACCTGTCTTTATGAAAACAGCCCGTCGAATTGGTTCGTTGGGCAGTAGGAATGGCGGCAATCTTGTTCTTAATGGGATCACCGATGGGCCAGGGCAAGTCACCCGTGACCGGATTGAAGTCGTTGAAGTTGCTCCAGTAGATATTTCCGTTGTACTGCCAGACTAAACCCGTGCCTACATCCGTGATAGAGTCGTATGAATCGCAACCTATATCGCAGATTTTCAATGGAGTTTTATTAACGTCGCCATCGGGAGAGACGTAAATCTGCTTCTCAGTAAACCAGTACACGTCACGTCGGAAGGCTTTGGGGCCTATGAGACTATCGGGGAAATAGAAAAACGCCAAAGCGTCGTAATAGTCCGGATTTCCATTGCGACTCCATACGCCTTTGTTTGTCAGGGCGCCAGTCGAAGATAATCCTATACCCCAGATTCTACCGTCAAATTCGATGATGTTCTTGAGTTTCGGTGGTGTGCCTGCATCGACTGGAATCTCTACGCCTTCTTCGTCGTTGGGCATGTTATCGGTATATTCGGTGGCTGATGTATAACCGACGTAACGGAATGGACCTTCCGACCTGTCGGGATACGAGCGATAGATAAAGACTTTCGAGACGCCCGTAGGCAGGGTTGGGATACTGGAAATTGTTACGGCAACGGGATGCGGCGGACTGGCTACGGCATTGGTGACACTGACAGATATGGCACTGGACGGTCCCGATTCTCCGTATTTGGTCGATGTCCCTGAGTCGTCGTAGAAGTTGGTGAATTTGTAGTAGTAGGTTCCACTATCGGTAATACCCCGTTGGCTTTCGGTGAGAGTATCGCTCTCCGATGCGCTTATAGCCGTCACGACCGGAACCGATAGTCCCAAATCCGCCGATGCCGTATCGACCGTTCCCACCCATCGTTGGGGCGTGTCTTTGCCATTGCAGAAAATCAGGTCCTCGGCTTCGTTCACACTGTACTTAACAAATCTGACTTTGTAACCGTCGGTCAAATCCGTCTTGATGGCCGTCCCGCCACCCGTACCCGCCCAGCGATTATTCGTCTCGTCGTAAACACTTACACTGTAAGCACTTCCACTATCCCAGCAAGCAACACGATAATCGCTTCCCCTGAGTTCGACGATAGCAAACGTCAATGGGGCCGTGGAAAGCACCGTATCTTCCGACGCAACCAGCCAGGGCCGGTAAGGACCTCTGACGATGAGTGTGCGGTTCGGCAAATGATAGTAATTCGTCAGGGCGGTAAACTGGTCTTTGCGCAGAGCACTGGCGGGGTCCGCGGCGTTTAGACCGCCACTAAAGTCTTCAATGGGATAGGTTTGCCATTGGTCCGCCTGTTGGTCAACGGGCTTCGGAACGGCCAGGGGAGAACGAAACATTATTGAGAGTCACCCAATAGTTTGTACTTATTTATGGCGTAAACCGTCTGTCGCATGGTTTCATATTTTGCCATGTGTTCGGCGGCCAGGACTGTGTCACGTTGAGTAGCAAAACATCGTGCGATGGCGTAACTGACTATGGCCGATTCCCATTCATTCGGGAAGTCGAACGTAGAGTCGACGGCGGATAAATCCGTCGGTGTTCCGATATAGAAAGCCGTCAAGGCCGAGGCTCCGGTGGCGACGGGGGCAATAATGTCAATAAAGAGAGAGCCGCCGAATTCGTACCATGCTATTGGCGTACCCGACGAGGCCCCGAATTTGTACGTCACTTCATGCCTGAAGGTTCTATTAAGAGGCGTACCGTTGTACTCTACGTCATAGACGACGACGGGATTCGTCAGATAGGACGATAGGGTGAATTTGAAATTCGTAGCGTCAGTGGCGATGTAGGCCGATTTTTGTAGGCAACCCGTCGTAGAGCAGAATTCCGTTGCGCCCCTGTTGATATATCTCAAAAGAAGCTCATCGGCGAAACTCTGGTCGGTAGTATCCTGAAGTTCGTCCCTGATTTTAGCGATGATAGTTGTGCCGGTAGCCATTTAATAGTCTCCATTCATAATCAGAGTGGCTGGATTCGAACCAGCGATTACCTCGTCCCAAGCGAGGTGGGTTACCAGACTTCCCTACACTCTGAAAAACTTAGACGTTACCCCCTCGTATTCTGAGTTCCGGGGCCATTGGCCTTACGGTTGTACTTCTCAGTGGTATATGTATCGGCCCGGAGAAACCTCGTTGTTTATCTCTGATGTTCTTGAGCTTTTCTTCATATTGAAAACGTTGGGCCAGACTATTAAGGCCCAGATTCTCAAGGGTAATCGCCGTTGCCAAACTTCGTAAAAGTCCGTGATACCAACCGGGAAACTGAGAGACCTCATCTTCGTCCGGCATGGACTCCGCCTTGTAGGCGATGGTATAGACGGCATCTGGGGTGGGCCGCAAAAGCATCCTCAACGCCCCCGATCCGTTGGTATCGAGTGCGTAAAGATATGGAAGACCGGTAATGTCTTCGCCGACATCGAAAGCGTAGAATTCCGCAATACTCATCCTCGTAAGGATTTGATCCTCAGCGGTGATTCTTACCGTACCATCGACAACTTGAATTATCGTAGAAGCCAAGTCCACATAGGCCGTCGATGCCGTTGTCGTGGCCGTGGTATCGGACGTGATGGCTTTGGGCGCGTCGATACTGCGTTCTAAGGCAATATCAATAATCGCCTCGTTGATTGCTCCGAAGATTGTAAATCGTTCCTCTGCGGTGATGATAGCGACGCCCTTGCGCATTGTGCGCACGGTAGTTTCGATATGTCGCTGGAGTTCGTTTTTAGTCCTATCCCAAATTGCCATGATTCACCTAATACCTATTGTCCATTACGTTATCCGTTGTGACTTTCCCGCCGAGCATACTCCGGTAAGCTTTTGCGGTTTCCCTTGCGCCTTCGTCGATAGCATCGTCAATGACTTTTTGCTCTTGTTCTCTTTGCTGGGCAGCCATTTGTCGGATATATTCCGATGTCAGGCAACTATTGTGTTGAATGTTCTTGAAGGCGCAAAAGAACGAATCGCCGGCCTCGAACGTCCGTATGACATCTAATAGACCTCTATACTCGTAGTAAATCAGGTAGTGTTTGGTCAGGTGACTCCATCTAAGGTAAAGATGGGAATCGAATTCCGTCAAGACTTTCTGCCAGTATTCTTCCGTGCCCCCCTGCGGGGCGCGTGTAAACTTCTCGAAAATGCCGCGCACCCGCATTTTTCTGCGCGATGCAGGAGATAAGGAAATGTTAAGCATTGCCCAGTAGGTCCTTCATGGCGGCGACAGCGCCCATTTTGGCGATAATGGCCTGTTCGAGTTGAGTCAACTGGCCCTGGAGTTCTCGGCCTTTTTGCCGTAACTTGTCGATGTCGGTTTCCTGTGCTTTGATTTTCTTATCAATGTCCACGCGGTCGATGGGTTTGGTCTCGGTGTCTTTGGCGAGATTCTCGGTAGCCTTGACTTTCTTCATGTCGTCTTCCTTTTTGGGTTCGAAGGTTACTGTTTGTTCTTTCGGGTTTTCTGTCATTGTGAAACTCCTTGTTTCTCTGTGGGTAAATAATTGTTGATTAACTGACCGTCCTTAAACGACTTAGGTATTGTCCATGAAGGCAACGCGCCTTCGAGGACTTCGTTAATGTCTAAACTGTAGGTTTTGAAATTTTCTTCTACGGGTCCGCAGAACGAACATTTCAGTTCCATGTGACCTATCCAGACTTCGGCAAGTTTGGCGACGATTCCAGCGTTCTTGCATTTAATCCAGAAGTTCACGTCGGCGTCTTTGTGGCCTCTATGCCAGTCACCTTTCTCGTTGGTCTTACTCTCGAACCACGGTTTTCCGAATTTGCTTAATTCCGACAATCGTAACATCGTAAGCCCGAAATGGCCCGTGTCAACATCTTGGATGCCGTCCGTAAATGGTCCCTTAGATACACATACCAAGTCGCCGTTCGGGTCTTCAAACTTGCCCGACATCGGATAAGTATTTCCCCGTCGGGGTTGAAGGGGAATAAGCAAACCTACATTCGGGTTGCTTTCCATTAGGTTGTAGATGTCCATAACGTGATACGCTGTGTAGAACGTATCGTAGTCAATCGCCAAAGCATACTTGAAACCTTTCTCTATGGCGTTCTCTAACAGGTTCTCCATGCCCTGTTCCCAGAACACGCCGGTGAACCTTTGACCGTCGATACCTAACTTACTTACTGACCCTATCAGACTAAAGAGGTTATCTGTGAATCCGAGTCTCGCCGTGGACATGATATAGAACACGTCTTTGGCAATATCGGTCTTTGGGATTTCCGGGTTCTTGGATTCTACCCTATCCTTTGTTGCGATGAGGTTTAGACTAATAGGGACTCCACCAAATTCTATCGTACTGCAATCCTTGAAACCGATGTCGAATTTAGGGACGAACGTGCAAGTCTTATACCCGGCCTGTCGAATCAAAGCCGTCAAGATGTCTTTATCGAAACCGACGTTGTGTACGTCGTGAGAATCAACGTGCCCGCCGTACATCATCTGGATAAGTTTGATTCGTTCCTGGGGAGGGAACTTATCTTTCTGCAGGAACAGTCGGCTCAGAACGTCAAGGTCGGGAACGCTTACGTAGAGCTTACCTTCCGAAGCCAGAATCCTATGCCATTCCTTCAGGGCAAGTTCAAGTCCCTTGCCGTCGAAATGTTCAAGGACGTGTGAGGCATAGACCTCTACGAATAGTCCATCTCGAAAGCGAGACATGTCTTTGGCGTCGCCTACGTGGTCAACTGCCGGGCCAGGGGTAATGTTGAAGATTTCCCATCCGTCGGCCTTTATCGTACCTCCTATATGAAGTCGTCGGCTCATGTTCTTCCCTTCCTACAGTGGAAAATTCCCTTCCCAATACTGTTTCCGTTCGGGGCAAAGTTTCTGGTCAACGCAAATCAGATTCGTTGGCGTTATCGCCACGACGTAGTAACCTTTTTCCAGTGCCAGTTTGCACATGGGGTGAATCCCAGCCTGGTTGCAACCATTCTTGCCGTCGCTATTGCGTTCGGGAATGAAATCGCACTGGACATAAGGACTCCATTCGACCACGACGACGCGAGGTCGATACTTGACCATATCCTGCCAGACATAGTATTCCTGCCCGTCAATGTCCAGACTCAAGAGATCGAAAGACAAGGGGAAATGGACTTTTGTTAGAATCCTGTCAATCGTATTCTCGTTGGTGACACTTTCTTTGTAGCACCATTCGGCGGGATATAATGTGGCAAGTTTTACAAATGCCTTCTCGTCAGGCTCGACGAAGATACCTTCCCATCCGTTCTCCATGAAGAAACGGGTATTGGAATAGAGAATTCCGTTACTGGCCCCTATATCTACGCACAACCTGTTGGTAGTGCCTATCTTATGATAGAGGCCATTGAGAATTGCATCCTCGTTGAATTGAGCATGGTACACTTGGTTTCTTTCCTTTTCCTTATGACACCATTAGAAAAACTTATAATAACAAAGGGCAGATTACCGAAGTAACCTGCCCATGTCAAGAGCAAAAAACAACTTTTTTTACGACAATGCCTGGCCAACCCAAACCGTTCCAGTTGAACAGACCCAGAGTTTACTGGCATCCACTTCAAAGAAGATAGACCCAGCGGTTCCAGCCGTACCACTCGGACTTGAACTTGCATGGTTAGGCAGAACAAGACCACCAAAACTGGCCGCAACAAGAGTGGCCGTAATCGTAGCCGTGCCTGCCGTTGCCAGTGCTCCTGCGGAACTGATACTGATGTAGTTGGTCTTATCGCCGATGAACACGTTACTCGACGGTACAATCTGGAGCCTTGACTGGTCCCAGGTGAAGTAGCAGTCCGAGGTCGAATCCCCAAACCGCAGGAAGTCATCATCTTGAACCGTCAGGTCGAAACCATCGAGGGCCATAGACTCCGCCGACGTATCAAACGTGACTTTATCGTTCGTCGAATCGCCGTAGATAATCAGGTCTTGATTATTGGCGTATCCTACGCGGATGGTTGTATCCGCTGCGGCCCCGTCGATGTTCAACTGCGTCTGATCCCAGGTGATTGTAATATCCGAACTGTCACCAAACTTCAGAATATCGTCATCGTTCATCTTGAGGTCGAAAGCGTCGAACGTAACCACGGCTGCCGTATCATCCGTATCGAACGTGATGGTACTGGTATTGGTCTCGCCGTGAATGACGATGTCGAGGTTGTTGGTGTTTCCTATGCGGATAGGAGTATTGGCCGCAGCCGCGTCGATGTTAAGACGCGTGAGGTCCCACGAAGCTGTTACGCTTGCTACCGCGTCCGCAGCACCACCGATACCCAGTACGGCACTTGTGATGAAGTGGAGCATGTTGGAAGATGAATTCCACTCCATATCCACGCCAGCACTCGTACCATTGAAACTGATGTCCGTTGCGGTGGTCTTACCAAAGGCTACCGTGCCGTTGGCGGTCCCAGCATCGAATTGTAATTCGGTCTGGTCCCATTGAACCACAACGTTGGTATTGGCGGTACTATCACCGAAAATGAGTTTGTCATCATTTTTCAACTGGAGATCGAACCCATCGAAGTGGCACAACAGGGCCGCATCATCCGTATCGAACGTAATCAGGTTCGTACTGGTTCCACCGTAGATTATCAGGTCGAGGTTATTGGTGGCCCCGACTCGAATAACGGAATCAGCCGCCGCAGCGTCCACGAGCAGTCTCGTAGTATCCCATGTCAGGGTAATATCCGCCGCTGCGTCAGCCGCACCACCTATTCCCAGAAAGGCGCTATCGAGGAAGTGCAACATGTTCGATGACGAATTCCACTCGCAGTCCACACCCGCCGAAGTGCCGTTGAAACTCACGTCAGTAGCCGTAGTCTTGCCGAACGCTATCGTCCCATTCGCTGTACCTGCGTCAAACTGAAGTTCAGTCTGGTCCCACTGGACAACAACATCGGCATTGGTACTATCACCAAAGATGAGTTTGTCATCGTCCTGTAGTTGCAGGTCGAAACCATCGAGCGTCACCAGTTCGGCACTGGTATCGTAGGTAACTACGTCAGTTGACGTATCGCCATAGATGAGTAAGTCGAGGTTGTTGGTTGCACCAACGCGAATGACTGAATCAGCAGCGGCTGCATCCACCAGCAAACGAGTGGTGTCCCATGTCAGGGTGATGTCTGCTGCTGCGTCGGCGGCTCCACCAATACCAAGAAAGGCGCTATCCAAGAAGTGAAGCATGTTCGAGGACGAATTCCACTCACAATCCCGCCCGGCGTTTGTACCATTGAAACTAACGTCTGTCGCGGTACTTTTGCCGAAAGCAATCGTACCATTAGCCGTACCAGCATCGAATTGAAGCTCTGTTTGGTCCCACATAATGACTACGTCATTAGTTTCATCGCCAAAAATCAACTTGTCGTCGTCCATCAAATTGAGGTCAAAGCCGTTGAAGCTGCACAGCAAGGCCGCATCGTCGGTATCGAAAGTGATGATGTTCGTTGCCGTTGCGCCTGCAATCGTGACGTCCATGTTGTTGGTACTACCAATTCGGATAACCGAATCCGCGGCAGCCGCATCGACAATCAGTCGCGTCCGGTCCCACTTGATACTAACATCGGAAGAATCGCCGATGAGAATAGGCGAATCGTCCATCATCAGAACTGCGGAATCCTCAAAAACAAGAGCACCCAAATTGGAATTACCATCCTGGTCCCACTTCATGTAGTCCCCGGCAGTTTCTCCGAACCACGTCTCGTCGAGACCCTTACCGTCCGTGCCGTTGTAGATTTCACCAGTTCCTGAAGCTACTTGTGCGATACTCAGGACGTTGGTAGTTGCACTGATGGTGAAGTCGCCCGTAAGCAGGGGTGAACCGAAGTAAATCTTATCACCATCGGCCAGGCAAATCGAAGCCGCGTTAATCAACAGCGCACCGTTGGTCAGGCCATTCTGGTCCCAGAGCATATAGGAACTTGCCGTTTCGCCGAAGAACTTGACATCCGTACCCTTGTTATCCACGCCGATATTTATAACCTTACCGGTAGCAGAAACTTCGGCGATGTTCAGGTTCGTCTGGTCGCAGGAGATTGTAAAGTCGCCTACGCCCGCCGCTGAGCCATCTCCGAATCTCAGGGTTGTATCATCGTTCAGGCAGATGCCGGAATCCTCGGCAATCAGTACACCGTTGGTATCGGCGTTCATATCCCAGAGGATATAATCCCCGGTGGTATCGCTGTAGAGTGTCACATCGTAACCCGTGGCATCCACACCGACCTTGACGGTACCGTAGAAGACACTGTTAATGTTGTTTCCGGTAGCGCCCCACGTTGAGGTGTTTCCACCTGAACCTGTAATCTCCAGACTCGACCCCGCCAGGATAGCCATTGTAGTTGTAGTCGTCGTGGCACTGATCGTCAGGTCACTGCTATCGCCGAAGGTTAGGGTCTTGGTATCGGCCAACGCCAGAGACGTGGGCGAGAACGCACCCACAAGGGCAAAGGTTCCCGTCACGGCCACGTTGCCATCGAAGGTATTAGTTGTACCCTCGAATCTGGTACTACCGATGACTTCAACGACTCCACCCGTAGCGTCCCAGCGAATCGTACCGTCCGCTGTTCCGCCTGCCGTGGCCGAATCACCCAGAATAAGGTAATCGTCGTCCTTGAGCCAGATGTCGCAACCGTCAATAACCAAAGCTGACGTTGAACAATCGAACAGATACGAACCCGTAGCGGCATTGTCGAAGATTTTGAAGTCTATGGCGTTCGTCGCTCCGAGTTTAATCTGGCCCGTATCCTGGGTGAGAGCTTCGATGAGCAAGTTTGTTCCATCCCAGTTAATTGAGATGTCCTTGCTATCGCCGAATTCGAGGATGTCGTCGTCGTACAGACCCAAATCCCATCCATTGAGGATGATGTCCGGGGCCGAACAGTCGAACAGGGCAATATCGGTATTGGTATTACCATAGACCGCCAGGTTAATAGCATTGGTAGCGCCAATCCTGATTTCGCCCGTGTCCTGAGTTGCTGGTTCAATTAAGAGGTTTGTGTTGTCCCACTTGATTGTAACGTCTTGGGCGTCACCGAATCTCAGTAAGTCATTATCGCCCAGATCGAGGTCGGCGTTATCGAAGACCAACGCACCGACGGAGTTGGCTCCACCGTCGAGGTCCCACTTCATCAGGTTCGTCGTAGCGGTATTGCCTATGAAACTCACATCGTAGGAAAACGCGGCAGCACCAAGTTGCAATGTACTATCGGCAGCGGCACTCAGGATTAGTCTTGTCTGGTCCCATTGAAGAACAGCGTCCGAAGACGTACCGAACGTGATGTTCTTATCGTCGGCCAGCGTAATGCCCGCCAATGCAGCAACACCGGCCTTTGTTACGGACCACGTCCCGGAAGTTCCATTGACATCCTTACCCGTACCGGCCTGAGTAAGGTTAATCAGGTCGCCCGTTCCAGCTTCGGAACTGATGTCGAGAATATCGACGTTCGTAGTTCCGTTGGCATCGAGGGTGAGCAAGATATTGGTAGAGCCGCTGATTTCAATTTCAGGGGCGTAGGCTCCCGTGACTTTAGCCCCGGCGGACATGACGTTATCCCACGTCCCGGCGCCACCGGAACCGCCGCCGAGCGAGGCCCAACTTGAACCATCGTAGGCCCGGAAGGCGTTCAATGTGGTATCGTAATAGATATCACCTTCCGTAGCAGTGGTTTTACCACGGCCCGTGAGATATGCGGCAGCGGACGCATAGACGCCGGACAACCGCCAATCTTTGTGAATGTTTTTCTGTCTAACAGCCATTGTGAAACTCCTTTAAGTCTGAGACTTATTTAATGTGTGTTTTTTAATCGGCACACACAGGACAAGCCGGGTTAAACCAAGCCGGGGGACACGACAACGCGCATCCCCCGGTGGAAAGGAAAGACGTGAGTTACTCGGCTACGCTATATCCCTTTGCCTGACGATAAGGGTCAAAGCAGACGAAGTTGACGTACTGGACTGCACTGGCGAATTTGTTATCGCCGGTGTGACTTTGGACCAGGACGTTGCCGCCGTCACCCAAAACCCATTCAATCGGAGAGTTCTGAGCAAAGGCGAAGTCCGAGGTATTGATAACGAACAGCTTGCCACTGGGCACCGCTCCCAAAGAGGTCAGGATGAGTTGCCATTCACCCAACTGGATGCCCATGCGGGTATAGCCGCCAACGAAATTCATGGGTCCGACGTTGGTGAACCGTCGGTCGTCCTTCTTATTGAGGAAGTATTTCTTCTCGGCTTTCGGGGTCGTCATCAGAAGATTCGGCGTAGCCTGCCGACTGTACTGAAGGTCCATCATCATATCGAGAAGATTATCTTCGTCGAGTTCGGCACTGGCGAAGTCCGTCATCAGGCTTTGTAGGAAATTGAAACTGGTTCTCGTCTGACCCCAGCAGGTTAAGAAATTGCCGGAAGTCTCGGAGTTACTTGAACCGTCGGAAACCAAATTGGACAGACCGTTGATTTCCAGGCAGTCCGTCCAGTTCTTCGCTCCCGTACCGGCCGTGCCGTAAGCTCCCTCACGAACGAAGTAGTCGGCTGCGGCTATATCAACCGTTCCGGCCCCGGCATAAGCTACGTCATCCTCGTCGTGAACGTCAACAACCGCCGTCCCCGCACTGGTACTTCTGGAGGTATGACCGGCAATAATGAAGCCGTAGTCATCGGAAACGTTGGCGTTTTTCATCCCACTGGCGGCGATGGCTTCCGTTACTCCCGTACCGAACGTGGCAACGTTGCATCTTGTGCCGACGGGAATGAACTGGTCGGCGTTGAATGGTGCGCAAGCAAAACCGGTCTTGGTTACGGTGACGGCTGGTATTGAGGCGACAGAAGAAACCAGTGCCATACGTCCAGAACCGTCGCCCATGAGCATTCTATCGAAGTTGTTCTTGAAGGCTCTGATATTGGTCTTGAAGTGAGCCGTGACAACGTCGATAGCCGACTTCTCGTTCGAGTTTGCGGCCTTGATAACGGGACCGGTCAGGGCAATGTAACTATTGAGATACTTGACGTTTTCCGTCATCTGCTTGCCCTTGACGGGAACGTTATTGACCCAGTTGCCGCCCTCGGAGATGGCCCCGACGCCTTCCGCTCTTTGTGTCTGGGCGAAATGGACGATGTGATTGCCGCCGCCGGGAATGATGTCCGAACGGGCCTGAATCATTTCCGAGAAGCGGGTATCGTCGTAAGCGACGCTCTGCATCGTCGGTAGATAGACTTTCTTGAGCAACCCGTCCAACGCGGTCGAGTTTGTTAAATTACTGATACTTGTTGCCATTGAAAAAGCTCCTTAAATCTGGGCTTGCGTACTCGCCAAGAAGGCATCTACGTTCCTGTCCAGATTATCAAATGAGAATGTTCCTTTAGGTTTAGGGGGAGGCGGCGAGCCGCGACCCGTACCAGGTGCAAGAGGAACGACGGCAGCGCCCGGTGGCAAACCTCGATTGATATTGGTTATGACAGCCTGTTGCCCGGCCTGAAAAATAGCCTGGACGAATCTGTCGAAATCGGGTGCGAGTTTTGTCGCTACGTGCCTGTAAGCTCCAGGCGTGAAGGCTTGTTCTCGGCCCACCTGTGCCGCTAACTCACCCACTCCCAAATCCGTAGCGCCGATAAATAGCTTTTCTCCGATTTCTCTTACGGACTCCGGGACTTTCAATGCTACCGAAGACCCGAAGACCTGCTTGGTTGCCGTTAAGGTCTGCGTGACAAGGTTCTGTAGTTCGTTCTTCTCCTGTACTTTGTAGATGTTCTGATTAGCCTCGGCCAAATCTCCAATAACGTCAAGTGCCTGAGTCATGGTCTGGCGATACTCTTCCGCCGTGACGTTCTTGCCGTCCTGACCCGTTAAGGTTGTTCTGAGGCTTTGGATTTTCTGGTTGAGAGGTACTCTGGGCGCAGGGGCGATGGATGGTTGCTGAGGAGCAATGGGTTGCCGACTTCGAAGGATGTCGTCGAAACTGATAAACCCATTTCTCAACTGTTCCGCCGTCTGGCTGTCAGGGTCGATACCCAACTTGATAAGCGTTGTTCTAAGTTGGGAATTGTCCTGACTCAGACGAGTCATCTTCGCTTCTGCTTCGGCTTCGATTTTTGCGGGTTCCGCTGCCGCTGGCGGTGGTACTGGGGTCGCTAAGGGAGCGCCCTGACTCGGTTCCGCTTGCAAATTAAGCGCGTTGGCTATATTTGCGTCCAAGTTTTCCAGTGTGCTCTTTTGCGCACCGCCCTGATTCTGTACGGGGTCGGTGACTGTAGCTACTCCTGTAATAGGTTCCATTGTGTTATTCCTTTACGATGAGAAGTGAATGTCTATCAGGACTCTTTCTGTGAAGTGTTCTTGACGGACTGTTGTTCTTCTGAAGACTCAAGATCTGTCCGTTTAATCTGGCCGGTCATTAGGGCGTTCTGTAGTTGCTGCTGGGCTAAGATTTGCGAATGTTGTGCCCAGTGGGTTAGCATGGCATTGGCGATAACTAACATTCCCGGATCACCAGCGCCCAAGTATTCGAAATACTTATCCAAGAGGTCGTTCTTGTGTTCGACGATATGGATTTCGTGATTATCGAACAGGTTGATAGAAGGTAGATAAATCTGTTTCAAGATTTCTTCCGAAGGCTTACCGGCCTGTTGGACTAACTGTCGATACTGTTGAACCGGGACTTGAAATTCCTTCTTAGCGAAGTTCACATCTTTGGCGTTCTCTTTGAGAATCTTATCCAAACCGCCGATGTCGATAGTTTCCAAAACACGTTTCTTAACACTGGGGTCCTGTGGATTCCCCAAAAGACCTAACTGCAAGAGACCTAACGTCGTGTCACGTTCTATAGCCTTACTCACGGGCAAGGACGAGCCTGAGCGGATATGGACATTGACTTTTCCTGAGAACGATTCAGGACTGAATTCGAACATCGTCCACTGGTTGTCCTTGCCGATAATCTGTAATGTCCGTTCGTTATAGTTGGCAAAGGCAATGGAAAGTAGTTGGCCCATAGCCTGTTCGTCCTTGCGTTCCATTTCGGCGATAATGGGTGAATGTTGTGTGGCTGAGGCTTCCTGTAAAAAGGCTATGCCCACTCCTGATTTTGGTCCTCCAGCAGGGCGCTTGCCTTGAGAAACTTCAGGGAAACTGAAGATGTCGTTAATATCATTGACAATACTTGCGGCATAGACAAACAACTGGCCCGCTACGGGCACTCCGGCTTCCCTGTGAGGTTCGTAAGCACCTTCGTATTCCACTATCAAGCCAGGTCCGTTATCCATGCGCGAGATATTCAGTTTAGCCTCGCGGGGGACCTTCCAGAGTCCGCTGCCTAACGTCGCCGTGTTCTCGCGGATGAGACTTCTAATATCGTTGAGTTCATCCTGTAATGGCCGGGCCTGGGAGATTCGACTTGCCGTACCCGCAACGGCCTTATCGGGAAGCATCATATCGTAGGACGTAAAAGGTATATCGCCGTGAGGATATTGTTCGATGGGATAGGGGACGTTCTGTAAGACGACGCCATTATCCAAACCGGCCATGATAGCAAAGACGCCCAGGGGATAATTGGTATCTCTGACCTGCCAGAGTTCATAAACCATTATCTCTTTATCTTTATTACCCATTTCCGACGTGTCGGGTTTGGGCTTACTGCCCGTTGACTGGGCAACACTTTGGTCGAATTCGCTCAGTATTCTTATCTCGAATTCGTTGTATCCCGTATTGGGGTCGATGAATTCAGATTCAGGAATACTTGCGGCTTTTTCCTTACCGTAGCGAATGATAATATCGCCCAACGTCATCGGTCGGGCGTGGATTATCCACGGGAGTCTATCGGTGTTCTGCCGCCAGTCGTAAATGACTTCGTTGGACGGCGTGTGTTCCGAGATGGCCTCGCCCTGATAGATAGGCGTTCCGGGTGGTTGTTCGGGATTGTTGCCTTGCTGTTCGGGTTCCGGGTTGTGTCCTATGAGTTTGTAGTAGGGGTCCCAATACTGTTTACGCCAGCCTATAGCGGCAATATCGTACCAGATGATGATGCGTCCACGCTGGGAATCGAAGTTGTTGATTCTCCGCAGGTAACTGACCATCTTTTCGCCGGCAATGGCGGTTTGCCTGTCGTTCTCGTCCGTGGTTTCGGGTACGACTTCGTACTTAGGCGGCATCTTCGTCGCCAAAGCCACGTCATTTCTAACGGCGGGGGCTATCTTATTGACGATAGTGGCAAAAGGACCCCTTGGCCTGGCGACGATATGTCCATCTAAGAGGCCGATGTATTGATGACCGCACAGGTAGGCGATATTAGCGTTCCATTCGATAATGCGCGTACGCCGGAAGGGGTTGAACGTCCTGATTCTGGACTGCATGATTTCCCTGACGGCCATATCGGCGTTGGGAATATCATTACTGGCCGCCGTCTGGGGTATCGCTGGTTTCGCTTTGAATTCTTGGGTCATAGTATTGGTTTCTCACGGATTCGACAACACCTTTATCGCAAGTGATTCGATGAGTCGTATTACATTCAGAACACGTCAGGACCATCCAACTGGTATAGATACTCGTTCGTCCTTTTTTGTAATGGAGCGTCCAGCCATCCTGGGTTTCGAGCCTATCGCAGATTCGTGCGTGGCATTGGACACACCTGAGTTTAATACGCTCACAAGGGGATGATTTTGTTGGGGCCATTTTTCTTTTCCTCGCTTTGTTTAACAGGCGATGGTTTTACTCTAATGCCTTCGATTCCGAATTCGATTTCGTCCATGCGCTTTCTCGTTTTGGTATTTGAGACGGCTTTTAACGTCAGCCATGCGCGTCTGAAAAAATCATCGTTCATATTGCCGTTACCTTTCCTTTCCCGTGGATGCGGTCCCAGTGGTTCTTCATCAGGTATTGCTGATGGGCAACGTTCTCGTCGTCCTTGTTGTAATGCTTGACGATTTCTCGCTGTTCCTGGGGTCTTAAAGCACAACCATAAAGCGCCAACATAGCCCCCATAACGGTATCGTCGTTGAAGCCCTCTCCGGCTCCTGTTTTGCGTTTGTCCTCGATATAAACGAAGTTGCAGAACTCATTCAGCGTTACGGTATCGTGAAAGATGACCTGAGCACCGTCGGGATTTTCCATCAGACTTTTGGTCTGGTTAATCAGCAGATGTTTATCAGCCTCGGTAGTACAAATACCGTATTTCGTAGATACCGTAGGGTCTTCATCCAGGACTTGCTTTCGTCTGAAGATATTACCATAACCATAGACTTCGATGAGGTTATCGACGTAAGCATTGCCGGGAAAACGGGTCTCTGGAACGACAAAGGCGTTGTTGTAATACTTAGCTAAGGCATAGGTAACTTCCGAACCCTTGACTGTCGTTATTCGTTTATTGCGAAGCCACGCGACTTGCTCGAACGGCATCCTATTGGAAAAGACCTGGATAGAAGTATAGTCGTTCCCAAACCCGGTCGCGGCATCCAGTCCTATCGTATATCGGGTATCCGATTCGGGATGCGCGTAAATGGATACCAGGTCCACCCGGTTTTTTTCTGCGGGCGTGGCAAGTCTGAATCGTTGTTTTTCCGCCATGACTTACGCTGCGCATGACTCGATAATTCCCGTTGAAATGGGGATGTCGTTTTTGAGGTTATTTATCATTCCCGTCAGGAGTCTGATGTTGAATACCGGACTGCCTGCAAAGACAATGTATTGTCCTTCGATGCGAACGAGTTTTTCTTCTTCCGTGAGTTCCGCCGCCGCTTTTTCCACTTCCTCTAAGGGAAGGTAGGGATTGTCCCACATAGCCCCAAAGGTCACGGAAATATCGTCTCGCTCCGAGAGTTGTTTGAGCCATGCCGTGCCGTTGATAGGCGTGGCGGTCATCCACCACGTCCCGGCCTTATCTACAAGCCGCATCATGCACTCGGCGAAAATATCAGTCTTGCAAGGTTCCTCGTCGAACCATATCCAATCGACCTCCGCGCCCTGGAATCTATCCCGCCCGGAATCGGAAGACTTGAACTGGACTTCCCACTGACGGCCCTCACCCTCAATCCACCATATCCGGTCGGCCTTACTGTAATCCGAATTGATAGTGTAATTGCGGGGCATGAGTTTATTGAATTTCGGCAGGCAAACGTCTCTGGACATATTGAAGTCCAAACCTACGATCCAACCTTTGCCGTTTGCGGGATATTGTTTGTAGGGATGTCTGCCCGTCACGGCAAGGATACATTCGTAGGCGCCCTGGTCAGAATTTCCTACTGCAATGTAATCTCCGACAATGAAACAGTGGTCAGGGTGTTCCACTTCAAGGCATCCTGTTTCATAATCACCGATGTATTTGACACTTCGCAATATGCGGCGCGAATAATCTACTGGACGACGAGTCGTTTCAATCTGCTTGTATGGTAATTCCAGCGGCAACCTACGATTCAATCGCCAATAGACGTTAAAATAATCTCCAACAACGCCATTGTTTTTGCATTCCTTGCGAACGGCTTGAATAGTAGCCTTACCGCCTAAACTACGAACCAGCGTAGCAAAACCTTCAGCCAGTCGTTTTGATTTGACTGTAAAACCGAGTCGAAATCCATCGGTATCAATCAGGCCGGCGAGTAATTGTTCGCGGTTTTCAACGGAAGCACGCAGATATATTGGTGGAATGAATTTGTCAGAACAATTTGTCTTTGCCAAGCCCAATTCTCTTAATTTGTCATTCAGAAAACCCTTGGGATATTGTCCATCTGCCCTGGTTTCTGTTTTTTGCTGGAAACGATAAGTTTTGGCTGCATTTCCAGGCTTTTCATCGACTGAATATCCTTTTACATAAAGCGATAACGCATCAAAGACGCGATGAAATACTATCGGATCAGCCGTTGTAATTTGAACATGAGATTTTAGAGAACCATCTCCTAATAGAGCGCCTAATGCGTAAGGATGAATTGGCAGATTCTCGTCTGTTTGATAATCAATCAAAACAGGGGACAGAAATGATACTCGCTTGGACACGGAATTATCAAGTCGGGCTATCAAATCGGACAAAGGACGTTTCTGTGTCTTGCGTTTCTTTGGGATGCAATGACTTATATAAAACCTACCACTTCCCATGATGCAGGGGAATGTGTGGTTCATTGTTGCGTCGATGTATGCACCATCACTGAAATAACTACGATAGACCTTTTGTGTGCCAGACCTGTAGGTTCTTACCACGGTTGTTGGCAGGCTTATTCCGGTAGTCGTATCGTAAGACATGATTTTGTCGCCAACTTGAATCTCTACAAGTTTACGAAAAGACCCATCAGCCATTATCACGTTTTGGTCTAATCGAAGACACTTGCCAATTCTATTTCCCCCTAACGCCAAGCGGCCCTTGAAGTCTTTCGCCGCTTCAAGGAACTCCCATTGCCAACTGGGTTTACCGTCTCGACGGTTGAAATAGGGTTCGTACTGGTAGAATAACTCGCGGGACCGTTCAAGTGTTTGCTGAGCTAACTGCCGGTTCTCCGGCTCTTTCAACCATTCGGGGTTCTGCGCCAGCGATTGTATTTGCGATAAGGTCTTCCGCATGGTATGAACCGGCAATACTATGTTGGACACGTCCATTAAGAGCCTCTGCACTTTCTTGGATGGCGTTCTGAAGTTCTTCGTCGCTCATGGCGGCCATCGAATGTTTCAGGTCGAATTCTTTGGGAGCGTCAACGCCCAGGATGTCACCGAATTTCGTCAAGGCGGTCATCTGAGTAGGATTGTCATCGACAGTGATTTCTTCTTTCTTGTCTTCTTCGTCAGTACGAACAAAAATCACTTTTTGGGCGTTAAGTTTCTTTATCAGAAGCTCAGCGAAGGTCTCGGCGGTAGTATTGCGCTGCTCTAAGGCCGCCAAGACCAATTCCCGGTATTCCGGTTTCTTCTTGGTACGGGCAATCGTACAACGGGAAATATCGAGTTTATCCTGCACTTCATCGTAAGATTTGCCCTCGATTTCCGTCATGTGCATAATCTCCAGGTCACGTAAGGTCAGATTAGTGGTAGGCATATTTGGCCCTTACAGTACCCGCGCCGATAGTTGTGAACAAACACATGAGATACCTGTAACCCCTGGTATTGAAAGTCAGTTTCGCCATGCGGTTTCCTGCGGCGGAGTCCGTCTCTGTGATGGTTGCAGGCCATGCACTCGTCACCGTGCCTATGGTATCGGCGTAATACCGTGCCGTGCCGTCGTTGGTTATCATCGCACCGGCGGTGATGGTATCTATCGAACAGACCAATTCGGCGTCTCCATCTTCCCGATAGGCGTAGAGACTTAATGCGGCGGTGTCCGTATCAGCGGCGGCGAAGTCGAAGATAACGTCGATTTCCGTGCATTGAGAAGGAATCCTTATCGCCTTTGGTGTAGCCAGGCTTGGATGGTACGTCGATAGGAACGTCGCCCACGTACTTGTCGTGGTTGATAAGTTGCTGTCGGCGACGGTAGTGGTATTTCTCAGGATTGCATACTTGGGTTGATTTACATAAGACATAGTTACTCCTTCTTGTCCGCCGTAGGCGGATTAGCCGTCCGATGCGCCGGGGCCTTTGGTTTTGATTCCGTCTCGTTCCTGTAGATACTTCATAATGATAGCGCGCTGGCGTGGAGCCTGACAGTTGGCATTGCCAGCTTCAATGTCCACATTGATCGTCCAGTCGTCGATTTCCTCTGTCCCGTCCCAGTAGATAACGCCCTGGGCAATAGCGGGATCGCCCGTCAATGGGATGGCTGTTAATTGATGGTAGATAGTGACGTAGTAACTTCCCGCCGGGATAGACCCGCCGTGCGCGAAGTCGCCTTTGTAGTGCCCGCAGTTATCCTCCTCGACCATCGGAACATCGTAGTCGTCGGCGGTATGGCCGTAACTGCCCCAGACTTCGTCAATGCCGGGATGCGAACGAAATACGTCCCCGTTCTTCTGGAACCTACAGGCGTACAGGGTCTCTCCTGGATGAAAATTGTGGGTGAGTTCGTCGGACATTAGAAGTTTCCCATATAGACCGTCGCGCCGCCGCCGCCTGCTGCTGCCGCGTTGTCGTCCTGGTCGATGCCGATATTGATCTTGTAATCACCGGTCACGCCTTCGTTGGCTCCTATTTGCAGACCCGCATCGAGGCAAGGAGAACCCGCTTGCAAGGTAAAATCTCCGTTGGCGGGGTCATTCAGAAGCGGATCGGCTGTAATATCATTCGGGCCTTTTGTAACATTACTTACGTCCGTCGTATTGTTCCAGCAGTTGTTATCCCAGAAATTATTCGGCGTGGCCGTTGTCCAAGAAGCTCCCGTCGTGCAATCCTTGATGATATTATTGATAAAAGTCGATGAATATGCCGTCGAACCCGATATGCCTGTTGTGCAATTATAAATGGTGCAATTTGCAATTATGTCTCCAAGTGAAGCTCCTAAATCCACTCCCGTTGTACATGTATCAGCAACACATCCATAAATACGCACAATGTCAGCGCCTCCAATCGCCACATATCCCGTAGCACTATCGTGAGCATAACAACTAATGAGAGTGCCGCTGTCACCAGACGGATCGAAAGCAATGCCACCATCGCTTATCCCCTCGCAATGTATGTACCTAGTATATACTCCCGCACCAGTAAAGGCGCTTCCCGCCGCTCCAGAATTATGAGATTTGCAGTTAATCATAATGGAGTAAGCAAGTATATAAGCACCGTTGGCTGAGGTAGCTGTAAAACGCAGATTTTCTAAAATTGCATGAGCACCAAAAGCCGACGTATTTGCAGCACAAGTAAACAAAGGTCGATCCGTTCCAACGGTGACATCGCGGCGATTCGTCGTATAGCCTATCCAACGAATCGGAAGTTGAGTCGTACCGCCTATTGATTGAGAAATATTCTCTCCGAGAGTGTAAGAGCCGGTCTTAACATAGTTGGTATTTCCAGCAACAACACCCTCGGTAAAGTCATCATCAAGCGTCCCGCCGATTAGAAATGCTCCGCCGACGGCCCCCACTCCCGCCGACATATTGCCCACACTGCCGCAGGCGCGGTCAACGGTTACTGTATTACCGTCGGTATAAACTGTGATTTCATACCAGCCGGGGATGTCGTTTGTCCCCGATGTAATGCGGATAATATTACCCACCATCAACGCCGTGAATCCGCCCGTTGCACTGGTCAAGGTCAACCACCCAGATGCCGACGTTGCAGCCAAGTCAGTCAAACTCAATTGTGCCGGCGCCTGTTGAGAGTAGTCGTATCCGCCTCCGTTGCCTATCTGGACGAAGCCAGTTGCTTTTGTGTCCGGGTCTGCACCATCATCCAGTCTGACATAGACCGTCGAATAGCCCAGAGCATCGTTATCGCCCCAGTCCCACTGCCCGGCGGTCAGACTGCCTAAAGTTCCGTTCGTATCGAGATTGAACGTGCCGTCCGTCGTGGCACATTTGGCCTCCGTTAAAGAAGGATTGCCGCCCGCCGCCGTCTGGCAGTAATACTCAGTCGTGCCGCTGCCGGAGAGTACCCATCTATAGGTCGCATTGACAAGACTAAGCCATCGGAAGCCGCCGCCGTTCGTCTGTGCGCCGGTCGTTCGGACTTCCCAAACAGTATTGGCTGCTAAAGCCATTCTCTAACTCTCAGGAATATAATAATTGATGGTAAGACTCCAGACAGTATTTGCATCCACCGGGTCAGCATCCAAAAGCAGATACAGAATCTTCGCCGTAGGAATCACACCACTGCCTAAGTCTGACGTTGACATATCCGTACAAGAAGCATTGCCCGTTGTTGTGTCCAGAACATCTACAAGAACAGGATTCGCACCGGGAAATGCACCATTTGCTAAAGCATCGCAATAGTAGAGATTAGCGTTCAACTCTGTCGTGGGATCAACTACGGAACAATCAACATACCATGATGTAATCACGATACCATCAGGAAATGTTGTCGCCCCACGATCCATATCAAGCAACTGCCATTCGTGGTCAACGTCCCAGGCTCCGGCTAAGTCTCCATGAAATTGCAACGAATGAATCAGTGGAATCGCCTTCTCTACGCCATCGTGAACGACTAATTGCTTCTGTGTCGTATCAATAGCGATCTGGCCGGCGACGGCAAGCGTCACGTCACCCGCCGTATTGGGTATCTCAAAGGTCGTGGCTCCGCCGAAGTCATAGACGCCCGTGCCGATGTCGCCAGTGTTTAACAGAAAGTCGTCGTCAACATCAAAATCGGCTCCGGTTAAAGTCAAATGGTCTCCTGCCGTGTAAAGACCATCTGCTGTAATATTTACTCCGGTCAGGGTTAGATTGATTGTGGTCGTATCTGAGACTGACGTTGATTCTCCACCTGCTGCGGCTAATTCAGCAAGTGTTTTACTTCCCGTGACGGCATCTGTAAACGTCATGTTGTTTGAACCGTCTTTATCTATATATGTAGAAACATCGTCAATCTTAACCTGAGCAAACTGTGGGGTAGCGGCGGTGTGTATGTCCTGCGGAAGCGATAGCGTAATCGTCCCCGCACCGTTCGTCACGGTGACTTGATTCGCCGTCCCGGTAATTGTAGCCAAAACAGGATCGGTTGCCCCGTCGCCTATAGGTATCTGGCCGTTGGTTGCCACGCCCAAAGCAGTTATGGCCCCTGTACCAGAACCCAAGAGAATCCCGCCGTCAGTTAGGGTCGCTGCGCCCGTACCACCCTTGCCCACGATAAGCGGGTCAACGATACCTATGGTAATCGTGCCGTCGCCGTCGTCGGTAATGTCGATTTCGTTCGCCGTGCCCGAAATCCACGTTGCCAGATTCGCAACACTGGTCAGGTCTTTGTCGGCGTCAGTCGCAACGAGCCTTGAGGCCGTCAGACTTGTAATTCTGACGACGGCGTTGAACTGTAACGTCTGGTTCGCCGGATCGTCGTCAAAGAGTCCCCAAATCAGCGCATTGGTCAATTCGGCGGCGGCGGTGAGCCTGTCCCTATCGTCTATGAAAAGTCTATTGCTCATGTCGTTTGCCGGCAGCCCGCGTAAGGCCCTAAGAATACTCCGCCCGAATGTGTCGTTACCCTGCCCCCGGCCATATAACCGGCAGCCGTTGTGGTATCCGCCCCTGCGGTAACCTTACCAAGAGCTAAGGAGCCGACGGCGGTGCACTTGGCGATGTTTCCACTACCCCCATCCCCACCCAAAGCCAGATAACCCCACGAAGTATTATCATCAGAATCCGTATAGAGGGCCGAATGATAGCCTGCTAAAGCATTGCGAACGCCCACCGTCAGAGCGTTGCCTGCATCGTCGCCTATCAGTGTATTGAAAAGTACGGGGTCGGTAACGAAGCGTTTATAGACCTCTAAGGTGTCTCTGGGGTCGTTAAGACCTACTCCGCACCGCGTCTCAGTATCCTGCCAGACGAATAGGGGGTCTCCGCCGAAAATGTACCTGTCGTTGTACTGAATTTCGGTATCGTCCCCACTGGGAACGCAAAGTGGCCATATCTTCATAAATAAATTTTCGTATTCATAAGCACTTGCCCGATAAGCGTTTGCCCAAGTACTTAGAAGATTATTAGCATACTACTCTGGTTTTTAGCTTGACGGGTTTTTTGGAAATGTGTAAAATGGCATTCAATGGTTTATATGCGACTTAGTCTCTCCTCTCTAAAAGGTTCATCAGATAAGGTAACGTAAGAAGGGTAAGAAGAACAAAAAGCCCTAAGTAGTTTGATGACAACCAGCATAAGCCCCGATAAATACCCCTTTTGTGTGAGTTGTAACGCGTTCCCCTGCTTTATAGCCCAAATACAGGCCGTCATCGGCGCCTTCAACGATTCTGGCCGCGGCATAAGCTCCAAAGGCCGCGACGCGGTGAACGTCAGGATTTGCACCTACGGCTAAAGTTCCATTGAAAACCGCATCACCATGAATCCATGAACCACCTACCGTTGACGCCCATGTATTGAGCATCAAGGATTCCATACTGTCAACTTTGCTCAGGTAATTCAGGTCTTCGTCATAGAAGTATATGACATCAGTTTGTGCTATAGTCCAATCCTGATTGACGACAACAAGATTGCCCCACAAATCAAAATAAACACCCTGCCCGTATGTCGGACCGGCTACACTATCAATAACAGTCAATGTCTGGTCATCGGCATCCCACTGGATTTTGTAAAGCGTACATGTTGGAGCATAGTTAAGAACGTAAATATAACCATTGTGAACTGTAACCATTCCTGTACCGATAAGAGGAGTAGAATCAACACCACCACTGGTAGTTATATCTCCGACAGCCAGTTGCGCTCCTTTACTGTCATCAAAAGTTCGCACTGCAAGATTATAAAGAACCGATTCATCCTGGGCAGCAGAGCAAATTTGGTATCCCGCAGCAATCACGATTCCTAAATCATCATCAACAAGAGCGACATAGGGACATCCAATCGCAACATAAACTGCCTTTCCCTGACCCATTAAAGTCAAAGCAGTTCGAGAACCATCGGTCGCATCAAATTTACTGCAAAATATAGTACCCGACGTAATGGCGGCATAAGCATTTCCATCTTCATCAATTGACATGTCATACCCGCCGCCGCCAAAACCCAACCCAGTTGCCGGATTACCCCAAACCTGGTCTCCTGTCGTCAGATCGAATTTATACATGTAACCCAAACCAAAAGCTCCACGCAACCATACATAGAGATAAAGATCATCGGGTGTGATTGCCAGGCCAGCAACCCCTCCATCTATGATAGGGTCCCATGTATTGGTCAACCATTCATAATCAGGATGTTGCGTTCCATCCGTTTCAATCTTCGTGATATAATGTGTGCCACCAGTAGTATTCACGGAATGACCATAGTAAAGATTGCCTGATGAATCTTGAACTATGTGACCGTTACTGGAATGAAGCGATTCAATCAGTTTAACGACAGTTTCAGTACCATCAAAAGTCTCAGCGGTAAATCCACTTGTGAATTGTAACTGCGTCAGGCTCGTTCCTGCCGTCAATGTATAAGCATCATCGTAATTGGTCGTGCCATTGATAACGACTACATCTCCTTCTATGAATCGCAGTTCCCCATCATCACTGGCATTGTCGTAATTTATTCCTACTATGCCACCTCCGACGTTCACTGCATCACCCACATTAAGACCAACGATAGAACCGTCTATTATAGGTACACCCCAGATTTTGGCGCTCTCGCTGATGTAAGTGTACTTATAGGTCGCAGGTATCGCAATCCCATCCCCCGCCCCCCCGATGACCTTGTATCCCCAGCCAGCACAGTCATTCGAAGTCTCAAGGAAGTATCCCGCGTGGTAGGCCCCCAAAGTGTTACGGACGCCCGTAGTCAGGCTTGCACCCGAATCTTCGCCCACTAATGTATTGAACAAGATAGGGTCGAAGACCATACGGTGAATGACTTCGATAGTATCGCGGGGATTGCCAAGACCGATGCCGAAACGGGTGGTATTGTCTATCCAGACAAACAGGGGATTTGAACCGAACATCCACCAGTCGTCGTTGAATTGAATCTCATGGTCATGGCCGGCAGGAACGAGAAGCGGTTCAAAAATCATTGTTTTGGAGTCTTTTTAGGCTTTTTCTTGCGTTTTGGAGGCTTAGGAGGGATTCTTGGAGGGGGGTCAGGTTCGCCGATTCTCAAAGTTAAGAAATAAGCAAA